AAATGTTTGATCATTTACATGATCAAAATATCTTAAAGAAAAGAGACGTACCAGTCTATGATGGAAAATTAAAATTTGGTAGTAGAAATATTGCGGAAATAAATGGAGAAACCAAAACTAATATATCGACATCAAAAACATTTAGTAATACAAAAAGAGGTGTCGATGATAAAAAGAGAAGTTATAATGAAGTAGGTGATACAAATCATCACTCATTAAAAATTGAAGCTCAGGCAGCAAGAGCATTTTTAACAAAAAATGGTTTAATGATAAAAGTACCAGGTAGAAACTTTTTATCAAAAGATAATAATCTTACGATAGGTAATAAAATTTCTGTTGAATTTAAAAAGAATATAATACAACCGACACAAAATGGCATCAATCATCAAGGTGATTTATTAGATCTTCGAAGATCAGGCGAATATATAATTTACGGCGCTGAGCATACTTTTAGTGTAGATGATGGTTATTCAGTAGGACTAAACTTAGTAAGACTAGCTTTACAAAAAAGATAAGGGTTTAAATATGGCATACTATTGGGGAGATGATCCACGATTTTTCTTAGGAAGAGTTGTCAGTAATAGTGATTTATCTCAAATGGGCAGATACCAAATTCGAATCTTTGGCATTCATGACAATGAAGTCGACATTCCTAATGAAGATTTACCTTGGGCTCAAGTGGTAATACCAACTACTGAGCAAGGTATTGGTGGAGTAGGAGCTAATCCACAAATATCACAAAACGCAATGGTTTATGGAATGTTTTTAGATGGAAAGCTTTCTCAGATACCATTAATTATAGGAACTATTACAACTATCCAAGCGCCATCAAGTATACAAACGACAGATCCAGCTTTAACGGCAAATGGATCTGTTAATAGATACGGTGGTGTTGCAGGATCTTTTGTACGAGAATCGACTTCGACTCAGCAAAGTGAAGCTGATTTTTTAGGACCGCAAGAAGTAATGCCAGATGGCGAGACTATTATTTCCGATGCAAAAAATATGGCTGGATCAAATACTGAAGAAAAAATATATAACGCATTATTAGAAGGCGGCTTAAGTGCATCCGCGGTATGTGGTTTAATGGGAAACTTTGCATATGAATCTGGACCTGGAGCTAGTTCAAAAACAACATGGCCGCCCAATCCAACCGGTAAAAACTTTATACGAGGCGGCCCTTGGAATTTAGCGATTAATCCATCGGATAGAGGAATGCCAGCATTTGGTCTTGCTCAGTGGAGAAATGATAGGTGGCAATCAGAAAATCATCCTGGAAAGGGAATAGTGCCATGGGCTGAATCTAACGGATTAAGTTGGCGTGCACTATCTACTCAATGCAGATGGGTGATATATGAATTAAGTGTTGGAGAAAGTGGCGCCGGGGCTAAATTAAGAGAGGCTACAAATCCAGCTGACGCGGCGTATATTGTATGCAGATATTACGAGAGACCACAAAATGGAAAATATAATTGGAGAGGTAAAGCACCAAGTCCTCTTATGAGATCAACAAATACTTCGTATTGTACAGCTTTAGGTGGTACAAAGCCTTACAAAAAATCAAGAAGTTTAGAAGAAAGAATAAAAGCAGCAAATGGATATTGGAATAGATACGTTGTTGGTACTTCATCAAGTACAGGAGCCGGATAAATGAATATCACTGATTTAAATAATAAATTAAATTCTATTAATAAAGTTGTAGACTATAAAAAATTAAAAAATACTTTAGCAGATGCTGCAGATTTATCAAAAACTTTAACATCTCATGATTTTGCTTCAATTCTTCCTGGAGCCTCTATTAATGGAATTAAGTCATTATCAGATGCAATACCAGTTAAAGATACTATTGCAAATCTTCCATTACCACAGCTTGTTACATTAACCGCTGAGATGCCTGGACTTAGAGATAAGATGGTTAAAACATTAACCGATGCTGAGAAAGAGATTTTAGGGCAGATGGGTGGTCCAGTTTTTATTAATCCAGTCACTGGTATAACTGTTACACCAAAAACGTTAAATGCAACATTAGTAAATGGAGTGAAAAAAGCGAATATATTGGCAGCAAATGCAGCATCAATACAATCTAATATTAAAAGTATTACGGCTGAATTACCGGATTTCGACGGCATTATGAAAGATTTAATTCCTTTGGATTTGCAAGGCATTGCAAAGGGAGCATTAGCATCAGTTGCAAATTTAGAATCAGTTGCTAAAGAACTAAATACAGATTTAACAAAATCTGTCACATCATTAACTGATATCCCAAAGCAATTAAAAACCATAGCCAAAGGCGGTGTAGGAGGTTTAGCTAGTGTTTTTATTGCTGATGTAGATAAAGCATTAAGTACTGCATCAATTTCTCTTGGAGCCGCAATTGAAATTGATAATATAGCTAATCTAGGACTTTTGCAGGATGCTAAGTTATCTGTTCAAAATCATTTAAAAGAAAGTGTTAACTCGGTTACTGGTAATTTATTAAATCCTTTACAAAAAGCTATGGTTGTAAAAAATCTAAAGTTACAAAAATTTGACACCGCTATTAATGAAATACAAAAAATAGCATCTTTAAAAACAGGAATAGTAGACGCTGCTGAGGCCACGCAAAAAGCATTAGGTATAAGTCAAGATAGGCTTGAAACATTAATACAATCACAAACATGCGATTTAGCTTCTAATATTTCTTTTGATGATGTAGCAGCTTCCGTATCTGCCGCAACGTCTTATATTTCAGAAATAGGTAATCATGGAGTATCGTGGAATGGTGCTAATACTACTGTATCATTAAATTATGCTATAGATATTACTGATGGTGATTATCAGTTTGCAAGAGTTATTACCCTTGAAGAATTAGTTGCTGAATTTAATAGTGTCAAAAGAGAGATAACTGAAGTAGTCGTACATTGGACTGAGCATTTTTTAGACCAACCGCATGCTGGTGCCAGAGAAGTTCATGAAATAGCTAAAGATATGAATTTAGACGGATGTAATTATCACTATATTATAAAAAAGAATGGTAATATAGAAAGAGGTCGTCCAGTTGAAATTCCTGGTCAGCATGCAGAAGATCACGACGATTTTACAATTGCTGTAGCGTTTATTGGTGGAATGAATTCGTATTCAACACAAGATCCTACTACGTTTGAAACTGGCCCGGAAAGTATAACTCCAATTCAATATGAATCGTTAGATTATTTATTAAAAGCTTTTTATACAATCTGGCCAGGTGGACAAGCATTTGGACACAATGAGATTAGTCCGGAATGGGCGCACGATCCTGGATTTTCCGTTTCTGATTACGTTGAAAACAAATTTAATAAGGTTAATACTATAATACCATCTAATGGATCTGTTTCACCTGATGAATTGGTGACAGCAGCTCCTACAACGCAAGGTGCGAATGCATATAATGAATTTGAAGATGAAGAAGTCGCGCCACCTGCTATTCCTCCAGATACAATAGGAAAAATTCAAGAAGTGTTACCCGATCCGCCGGCTCCAGTAAATGCTAATCCTAATGAGGATGCCACAATATTGCGTGGAGATCCAGCCGATGCACATACAGCTCTAAAGAACCAAGTTCAAAAAACCCTTGATATTAAAAAGCAATTGGAGATGATGGCTGGAGATTTAGATATTGACGACGCTGTTGAACAAGTTACGGCGGGTGTTAATAATGCCATTCAAAGTAATGACGTGCTTTCATTAGTTGATGAGGATGTGGTCGGGCCGGCTGAAAAGTTATTAGAAAAAGTTCAAATTGAAGGTAGCGATGTGTTTGGTAGGTTTTCAAGCATAAGTTCCGAACTTAATGCAAGTGCAAGGACATTCTATCAATCCACACAAGGTGAGGTATATATTGAAGAAACAAATAAAGACCTTTTTGAGAATCTAAAGACTCTTGAACCAGATCTTACTTCGATTGAGCGAGCATTAAAAGCAACAGAGTTACGTAAATACAGTAATTCAATTGACAGTTGGATTAAAGTACAAGCGGGGGAAAAATAAATGAGTGTTGTACCTGGAGAAATTCGTCAGCGATATGATCAAAACCGAGGTAATGCTGAAGCTGGTCGGGTTTCAGGTGGATTTAATTCTCCGGGAGGTGATATACCAAGGCAAGATTATTGGTATCAACCAGGCACAAGTAAGGCTGCCCGGGGATCAGAGGAAATTAATTTAAATTATGAAGGTCTATCGTTAGATAAACAAAGTTTAGACTTAATGCATAAGACCTCTACACAATATCCTCAAGGATATGTTCGTGTAAGCGGAACTGGTGACCCTACTACTAGTCATGCCGTGGTATACGATGATACTAGAGGTGGTGAAAGAATATGTTATAGACACTCATCAGGGTCTGGTGTTGATATGAAACCCGACGGATCAATTGTTATTGTATCAAGAAATAATAAAGTAGATCTTACAACCGGTAATCACCACGTAATTGTTGAGGCGAATGGCACTATGATATACCGTGGTGATGTAAACATGAAAATTGAAGGTGATTATAATCTTGACGTCGGAGGTAATTATAATATAAAGGTAGGTGGCAACTGGAATCTAAATGTATTAGGCGCATATTCAAAAAGAGTTATAGGGGCATTTATAGAATCTATTGGTAAAGGTAAATTCGTAACAGTTCTTGGAGATCTAACACAAACATTATTAGGTAAAGTATCTGAATCAATTAAGGGAAATCATAGCTTAATTGTAAAAGGCGAAGGCGATTATAACTATGGTCAAGATGTAGTTGTAACATCTGAAGTAGAAGTAAGCTTGTCTGCACCAAGCATTAATGCAGTTGCTCAAGACGTGACAGTTACTGGTAATACTGGAACTATTGGCGGTGAGAATATTGTAATGTATAACTATAATATGTACACTGGCCATTCAATAAACGCACTTGATACTGTTACTACAAAAAGTATGTATGCAACTGATACATTAGATACTCAAACCATCAATTCAACTCGAGTAAATTCAACATCTATGCATGCAACAACATTTCATGGTGACTTAACTGGAATAGCCGATCAAGCAATTGCATCAGATACAGCAGTATTTGCTTCTCGTGGAGGTGGACCCGGTGCACCAGATGGTTGGACAAATGTTAATACTACGGCGGATGCTGTAGATGCGACTGCAGCAAATACTACAAAAGGGCCAAAGAAATGGCCAACTGATGCTGCAAGTGATTGGGGGCCTACTGGAAGAGATGATCAAAAGCCAGTTCCAACCGAAGTTACTACTAAACTATGGTTAGAAAATGGCGTTGCGATGATTCAGCCAGTAACAGTCGATGATGATGACGGAATTAAAAATGATCAAAATTTAACTAACTCAACTGCCGGAGTAACAGATAGACCATTAACAGTTGATGAAGTAAGAACAAAATTAAGAGTAAAAGCCAACAGAAATAATACTGCATTTACACAGAAAATGATTGAGCAAGAGTGTCTAGATCCTTCATATACTCAGACAACTCCAGATCATGTAGGTAGAATAATAAGTGATAAGCCACAGGCTAGATTAGGTCAAACTATTATAGGTCAAAAAGATGTAGCACTTACGAATATTAGATATAAACCTGCAGATACTCGTCAGAAAACCCAAGTAAAAATAGTTCTACCTGAGAGTCAATATAATCCAAATAGTTTCTCTAAGGTTACGATGGGTACGCTCATTGGAAAAGGATGGCCAATATCTAAATTTATGGATGAAGGACAAAATTTAAATCATTTAGATTTAGTACAACGTAAACAATTAGCAAGAAATTTAACTGCTATGGTTAAAATCTTGCAAATCGCAAAAATACCTGCATTCATGAAAGGCTATAATCCGGTTGTTAAATTCGGTGTGGCAAAAATAAATGATAACGAGCATCCTCCAGTTAATAGCTTTTCTGACTTTGCTTCTACAGGTAGAGCAATAGGTTTTGAAGTAGTCAACTCAGCAACTGGAGAAATGTCTCTAGATGCCACATATGATTTAGTATGTTACTTAAAAGATAATTGTGAATACAGAAAACTGGTATTGGCATATGATACAATGGGACCGAGTGGTAATGAAAAGGGAAAAAATGCAGCACTTCATGCTTTGATATTAGTATCAATTCCTGAAATTCCAGAAGATTTTAAAGCATCGTTTAAAATGAAAATTGCAACTTCACATAATTATGAAGTTCAATCTAATTCAGATTTTGTAGAATCACTAGAAGAGGAAGCCATTACACTACCAGAGTCTAACCCAAAAGAACCAGAAATTACAGTAGAGGGTTTAGTAGACGTTAAGACTAAAAAAGGATATACAGCAAAAGTTGCACAGCCAGTATATGATAAGTTTCAGAATTTTGTTAATGATTTAGAAGCAACTGGATATACAATTGAAAATATTAGTGGATATAGCCGAACTAAGCAATCCTATGGAAAAGATTATAAAGGTACAGATATATGGTCTGCTCAAGCTTCGGGATTAGCTATAATAATAGATCCACACAAAAATACTAGTGGAAGTGGTAAAAAACCGCCTAAAAATATTTTATCAGGCGGAGTAGCAAAGATAGCTCAGAAATATGGAATAGTTTGGGGAGGTAGCGGATCGGTTGGATTTAAAAACACCGCACATTTTAGTGCATTGTATGCTGATGGGGGAAGTATAAAACATCCTCGATCGAATAAAGTTTACAAAACTTCAGCATCGGAAGAAAAAATTAAAAAGGCCGTTGAAAAGAAAACATCGCCTCCAGTTTCATCTGGATACGAATTTATTTCTATGAAAGAAGATATAGAATATTTTAAAGCATATGAATACTCTCACCTTCCTGAATGGGATTATTTAGGTTATCTAGATAGAGTAGAAAATAGTCAATATCCGGCTGGCACACAATTTAAAGTAATAGATTTACACCAAACCCCTAATTTTAGGATATATCAGGTATGGCAAGGTTTTTATAGCGGAGAAAAACAAAATATGTGGGGTTTAGTAGAGATAACTGATCCGGATGATGTTAAGCGCCGTGAACAAATGGCAAAAGACATGGCTATCGCATTTAGATGGTTAAAAAGTTGATAATAAAGATTATAAATAGATAAAACAATCGAGAAGATATTAATATGGTAACAAGAGCTTTTTCAGCGGAAGACGGCAATTTACAAACTCCTAGTATTATTACTTCGGGGACACGTATTAGTAAAGATATTAATCTATTGTTTACAAAGAAAACGAACGGCGATATTTTTAAAAAAGAAGATTTAGCATCAGTTAAACAAGCAATTAAAAATTTATTACAAACCAATCATCACGAGAAACCTTTTAAACAAAACTTTGGTGCAAATTTAAGAGGTTTATTATTTGAGCTATCTGATGATTTTTTAGAATACGAAATTAATGAAGCGGTTGTCAATGCAGTAAATAATTGGGAACCTCGTGCAGTGATTTTAAATATGCAGACAAAAGTTACACCTGATAAAAATACTATATCATGTAGAATTGAATTTCAGGTAATTTCAACCGGCGCCGTAGACGTCATTGAAACATCAATAGCAAGGTTAAGATAAATGGCCACAAATATTACATCAACTCAATTAGATTTTAATGCAATTAAAACGTCATTGAAAACATATTTTAAAAGTAAATCAGAATTTACTGATTATGACTTTGAAGCATCAGGACTTAACAATATATTAGATGTGCTAGCATATAATACTCACTTTAACGGGCTAATTGCAAACTTTGCATTAAACGAATCATTTCTTGATACTGCACAATTAAGAGCTTCGGTTGTATCACATGCAGAAATGCTGGGCTTCGATATTGCGTCAAAAACTGCTTCAAAGGTTACTTTGAAATTAAGTGTTAATTTAGCTGGAGTATCAGGTCGGCCTACAGCCATCACTATTCCTAGTGGATACACATTTACTGGTACAATAGATGGCGCTAATTTTAGATTTCAAACTCGACAAATTTATAGTGCTGCAGACGATGGAACAGGATTATATGTTTTTACTGATGCACTTAGTCAAAGAGAAATAATAGCGTACGAAGGAACTTCTACAGATAAAACATTTTATGTTGGAGAATCATCTGATAGACAAGTATATGTAATTCCTGATTCAAATATTGACACTAAAACTGCAATAGTAAAAGTATTTAATTCTGCTACATCTACTGATCATACTGTATACACACCTCTTAATCAAGCTGTGACAGTAAGCTCTGCATCAGAATATTATACTATAAGAGAAACACCAAATGGATTTTATGAATTAAATTTTGGTGATGGTGTAACCTTTGGTAAGGCTCCAGATGCTGGAAATAAAATAGTAGTTAATTATTTGTCGACTTCTGGAAGTTCAGCAAATGGTGCAACTACATTTAGTGCCAATTCTGCTATAGTAGTAAATGGAGTTTCTTATTCACCTACTGTTGTTGCTCTTACAAAATCAATTAGCGGAGCAGATTTACAGTCAATAGATACTATTAAACAATTAGCTCCAGCAGCTTTTGCGACACAACAAAGATTAGTTACGGCTCTTGATTATGAATCCATGATTAAAGCCAACTTTCCAACTATTACTGCTGTCGCCGCATGGGGAAGCCAGGATAATGTTCCGGTAGATTATGGTAAAGTTTATATTAGTTTAGAATTTGCTAACACTGTAACTCCAGCAGAGCAAGTAATTATTAAGACTAATATAGAAAATACATATATCAACAATTTAAGCGTGATGGCAATAGGAACAAAATTTGTAGATCCAATTAATATTAAATTCAATATAGAAGCTGAAATTCAATGGGATCCAAATCTTACTGGATTAAAATCTGGCAATGTAGAAAATAGAATAAAAGATCTTATTCAAACACATTTTAATACTACTTTAAGAGGCTTTGGTAAAGTCTTTAGAAGATCAATTCTATTAACAGAAATCGATGCATTTGATCCTTCAATTTTATCTTCAAAGATAAATGTAAAGCTAATTACTGATTTAATTCCAACACTTAATAAGCAATCATCTTATAAAATATTTTATCCGGTTGAATTAGAGTTTCCAGATGATGTATTTTACAGTGTTGAATCATCTACATTTACTTATGGTGAATCTAATGTTGTTGCAAGAATTAGAAATAAGTTAGGTACATCATTGCTTCAAATTGTAGATTCAAATAATACTATTATAGTCGACAATATTGGATCATATCAACCGAATACTGGTCTAGTTGAACTAAATGCATTCACTCCAAGAGGAATTGTGGATGGGACGACATCTATTAAATTTACTGTAACACCTAGTGATCAAAGTGTAGTAAAACCATTAAGAAATTATTTATTAAAAGTTGATACGGGCAGTCTTCAAGTTGGTGTTAAGATTGACTATCAAAATACAAATGTTGTATTAGGCTAACAATATGTCAATAAAAACCTTAAAAGATTTTAATAGACTACCAATTAATCTACATCGCTCATCTGTTAAAGAGGTGCTTCCGGAATATTTTGTAGAAGAATATCCTACACTTATATCATTTTTAGAAACTTATTATGAGAGTCTAAATAATAATGGAGAGTTTGGCGACTTAATACAAGATCTTTACACTATTCGTGATGTTGAAGATAATTCACTTGCACAACTTGAAAAGTTACTCATTGAATTTGCGCTGGGTGTTGGCGTAAGATACTTTAATAATCCACGAGAAATAATTAGAAACTTTGCTAAATTTTACAGAGTAAAAGGTTCAAAATATTCAGCTGAAGGTTTTTTTAGATCTTTCTTTTTAACAGATGCACAAATTCATTATCCTAAAAATGATTTGTTCTTTCTCAACGACAGCGCTTCAGAAATTGGCGTTGACGGTCAAAAAGTTATGCAAGATGGTGGGTTATACCAGTTGTTATCACATCTTGTTCGGACTGATGTTGGTTTGCCTGAATGGAGAGAGTTGTATAAAAAGTTTGTTCACCCGGCAGGATTTCATTTAGCGTGTGAAGTTGTAATTCAATCTCCGGGTAAATTGTTTGAAACACCAGCAGTTCCGGTTGCCTTTGATTTACCAGAATATATTCTACATAGTGCTGCATCGATATCTAGTAATTTTTTATATGATTCTCTCGGCGATCGACCTGTTGCTGATACATTACAGTTAGTAGATATTACAGCATTAAGTCCAATGAATTATAATGGAGTAAATTATAACATAAGAATGCACGTAAGACCTTTGAAAGAAGATGCTTATCTGAATCAAACCTTAGCTGTACTAAATACACAAAGGTCTAGCATATATGATTGGGCATCTCAAACGAGGCAAATTTGGAATACCACTACAGATAGTGCAACACTAATTCGCGTTGATGATGCACCTACACATATCGGTGCAGATTCTTATGGATATTATGGAACGTATCCATCATTCTACGTGGGAACTGGCGATAATCCAGATTATTTGAAAAAACCATATCCTTCTATCATTACTACATCTCTTGCATATGCAGAACTTGGAGCAGCACACTTTGAAGCTGATTCAGATATGACGCAACTATATCCACTTTATGATTCTGACATCATAGTATAATGAAAAAAAGTATATAAATATAACTAACACAAATTAATATTTTTAGTATTGCAATTTGAACATATTAAGAGGAAATAAATATGACAGCTGTCGTTACCGATAATTTAAAACATAGTATTCTAAAAACTTTACTAGCAGATTACAATAGTTCTAGTAGCGAGTTTTATATTGGTTTGTCTCGATCTGAATATTGGGATAGTAATGACGTTGCTATTAATCCAGTAAATTCAAAACATGACATTGTAGATTTTAAGTCTCGATTGCAAGCAGTAAAACAGGTTGAAGCCGCCAGTTTTGTCGTGCCTCGACAGGACTGGACATATGGTGTAATTTATCCTCAGTGGGATGATAGAAGATCTGGAACCTTAAGTTTAAGTAGACGGTACTACGTATTAACTGATAATTATGGAGTATATATTTGTTTAAGAACTGGTAAAAATAAAGCAGGTGTTACACAACCATCTCTTGTAAAACCATCATTAGCTAATATCGATCCGTTTGAAACATCTGATGGATATGTATGGAAATTTTTATACACTGTTAGCGCATTAAAAGCTAATTACTTTTTATCATCACAATATATGCCTGTTCATAGACAAGAAACTGCGCCGGATTCTAACTCGACCGGCATTGAAATTAAACAATGGGAAATTCAAAGTAACGCGGTTCCAGGTAGGATTACCTCATTTGCTATGACAAACGAAGGCTCTGGTTACGGTACAGCTGGTCAATTTCCTACTATTAGTGTTGTAGGCAACGGCGCACTTCGTTTTCCAGGGGCAGGAGATTCTGCAAATTTAGTTTTAAGTTCAGTTATAGATTCAGACACTGGTAGAATTACGGCTATTAAGACAGATCCTATCGGAACTACATTAAATTATTTAGATAGCTACACTGTAGCAACTATAACGTTAGCCGGTGGTGGCGGTGATAGCGCGCAGGCTCGACCAATAATTGGCCCCACTCCTGGATTTGGATTTGATCCAGTAGTTGACTTAAAAGCAGATGCGTTAATGTTTAGGAGCAAAATTTTAGAAACTGATAATGATTTTATTTTATCACAAGACTTTAGGCAAATAGGTCTTATCAAAGATCCACTGGCTGGCGATTCAGCCGGGCGATATCGTGCTTTAACTGGAATTGCAACACATCATATGAAATTATCTCAAAAAACTGTTCCATTTAGTAAAGATAAAGTTATTGAAGGAGTTAGCTCCGGAGCTAAAGGATACATTGACAATTTTGATTCAAGTATTGCCCTTGGAGCTAGAATATTTTATCACCAATCGCCCGAAACTGGATTCAGAGACTTTTTAGCAAACGAAACAATTCAGGAAATTGACGGTAATGGTGAAGGAACAATCGGAGATTCTGCAAATGTGCCTGGCGAAGTAGATAAATTTAGTGGTGATGTGTTGTATTTAGATAATAGATCTGCTGTTCAACGCACTAGTAATCAATCTGAAGATATTAAAGTAATAATCCAATTATAAGAGTAGAGTAATAATATGACAACAACATTCTCAGAAAACTTAATGAGTTCTACCTATAAGGATGATTTTTCCGATAGTGCGGGTTTTAAAAGAATTCTTTTTAATCCGCGACGAGCTCTGCAAGCCAGGGAATTAACTCAATCTCAAACTATTATTCAAAAAGATATCGAGCGATTTGGTAGAAATATCTTTAAAGATGGCGCTATGGTTAATCCCGGCGGAGTTACCATTAATTCTGGTATTGAATTTATTAAACTAGATCCTACAGATAATAATACTCCAGACTCCTTCCCTAATGCTTCGGAATTAGAAGGTTTAACTTTTACCGGATCAACTTCCGGAGTAACAGCACGAGTTATTCAAGTAATAAATGGAGTAGCCGGCGATTTAACAAATAATCCGCCTACTCTTTATATAATATATACCGGATCAGGTAGTATTACTCCAACAACTAGTGCGATAAAATTTACTCCAGGTGAAACTATCACTAGCAGTACAATATCATATGTAACTCAAACAACTAATACTACTGGCAATCCAGCCATTGGTACTGGTATCCGAGTATCTATTGCAGGCGGTGATTATTTTACTCAAGGATTTTTCTGCCACTCAAAATCTCAATCATTAATGGTTTCAAAATACTCCAGTGACTATACCGGTGTTGTTGGTTTTAAAGTTGTACAAGAAATAGTTTCTGCTAGCGATGATGATGCATTATTTGATAATCAAGGAGCGTTTCCAAATGTAGCGGCTCCAGGAGCCGATAGATTTAGAATAACTTTATCTATTATTGATCAAGCAAATATAACTTCCCTTGATACTTTTATATTTGTAGCTAATATCGTAAAGTCTCAAATAGTTGAACAGGCTACAGGTTTTAATCAATATAATAAAATTAATGATATGGTGGCTCAAAGAACTGCTGAAGAATCCGGTGATTATTTAGTAAATCCATATTTTATGACATACGATTCAGCTAGTTCACTTACTTTAAATGCAGTATTAAGTCCAGGAAAAGCATATGTAAATGGTCACAGAATAAATCATCCAGTACAAACTGAATTAACTGTTAATAAAGCATTAACAACGAATCTAGACGTGTTGCCGGCAGGATCGGTTTTACCTAATTCATCTATTGCGGTTGAATACGGTAGCTATGTAATAGTATCAGCCATTGAAGGTGCTTTGCCACTGGATGGCAACGGCACAAAAACAACATATCCTTTGGTAGAAATTCATAATAACACAACACCAAGTGGTGCTGGAACTACAATCGGAACGTGTAGAATTAGACACATAGATCAACTAGGATCAAATTATCGTTTATTTATTTTTGATGTTAACGTGACTTCATCATTTAGAAATGCTAAAACTTTAGTATTTGGCTCAGATGATACACACTTTGCAACTCTTGTATTAGAAAGTTCAGTCGCGGTTTTGAAAGAAGCAAGTGAAAACAATTTATTATTCCCGCTTCCGGTAAATCGGCCTAAAGCTATTACGAATATGTCCTTTTCAGCCCAAAGAAAATATACTGGAACAGCTTCTGGTGGGGGTTCAATAGTCTTTACTTCTCCGGCAGCAGGTGAAACATTTTCAAACGCAAACGACTGGGTAGTAATGTCAAATGGTGTTAAACTTGCAAGTTCAGCATGGGGAATATCAGCTGGTGGCGTAGCCACACAATCGGTTACTATATCTGGATCAGGCATTAGCGCTGGTCATGCAGTTGAAGCTATTGTTTATATACAACAAAGTGCGGTTATTAGAACTAAAACTATTACACCAGTTACATCTACAATTGCAATTGATGGATCAACCTTTATTGCTCCTCTTGGCAAAAATGACATAATAGAAATGGTTACTATTAGAGAAGGAACATCGGGCGGAGATGATGTTTCAGATCAATTTACTTTTGATAATGGTCAAAGAGATGCATTTTATGGCCAAGGGCAATTAATTAGAAAATCTACTAGTAGTTTAACAGGTAACCTCTATGTAGAATTTACTCATTATTCACATTCATCTGGAAATTGCTTTGCTGTCAATTCATACCCCGCACCATACGGTTCTATTCCATCACATAGACTAAGAGATGGAAGCATAATTGAATTAAGAGATGTCCTTGATTTTAGACCAGCCAAAAAAGCTGATGGAACATTTGATGATGCAGGTGGGGCAGCTGGAGGTGTACTAAGTGAATTACCTCAAAATGATACAATCATTATAGCAAAAGTTGAACACTTTCTTCCAAGGCAAGATAGGATTGTTGTTGGAGAAGATGGTGTAATTAAAAATTTAGAAGGTGTGTCAAGTATTTTACCTAAACTTCCGTACTTACCACCAAAACATTTAGAACTATATAGAGCATCATTAAATGGTGGAACAACTTCGATAAGTGATATGACCGTCCAGTATATGGAAAATAAAGGTTATACCATGAAAGATATTGGTAAAATTGATAAGCGGGTCGATCTTCTTGAAGAAACTGTTGCACTAAGCTTGCTTGAATTAGATACTAATCAATTAGAAGTACTTGATAACAACGGTAATAATAGAACTAAATCTGGTTTCTTAGTTGATAACTTTAAAGATCAGTTTCATTCTGATACATCAAATGATGAATATAAAGCATCTGTTAATCCTAAAACTATGACATTACATCCTGCATTTACTGAAGCCAATGTAGGTATGATTTATGATAATGCTGCTTCAACAAATACAGTTCTTAAAGGCGATAATGTGTATCTTGCACATACGCACTCAGCATATATAAGTCAAAGTAAAGTATCAAGAACTGAAAATGTTAACCCATTTATGATTTCTTCATATACGGGCTCTATAACGCTTTCTCCTCAGTCAGATGAATGGAAAGTAGATAGGCAAGCCGCAGCAAAAATTATTGATGGCGGTACTAGATTAAATACTAATCAAGCACAATTGCACGATCAATCTGAATGGGGTTGGTTAGGAACTGATATTAATGGTCTACAAATTGGTAGTCAAACCTCGGCAATTGCTGGCACACAACAAACTAGTTCATCGTTTTTCTCAAACCAAACAAACGACTGGATAACTTCTGGATTTGATAGAACAACATCAGCCATTGTAAATAGAGTCGTAGCGTCTGAAACAATAAGAACGAGCTTAGGATCTAAAATAATTGATATTGCTCTTATTCCCTTTATGAGAAGCCGCCGTGTTTTCTTTGAAGCTGTTGGTATAAGACCAAATGCTCAAATGTTTGCTTACTTAAATGGTAGAAAAATTGATGACTTTGTAAGATCTGAAAACTTTTCTCGGATTAATAGCGGAAGAGTTGAGTATGAAAGTCCAAACTTATTGACAGCACATCCGGCTGGTGCAAGTTCCCTTATTTCTTCCGGGGCCGGAACCTTATCTGGGTCATTTTTTATCCCTCATAATAGTACTACTAAGTTCAGATCTGGAAATTCTGAATTTAAATTGCTTGACGTAACTGAGACCGTTGAAAACGGAGGAGTGCCAGGATCTTCTGCTGTCGCTACATATCAATCAGCCGGCCATATTCAAACATGGCAAGAAGAAATATTGTCGACTAGACACCTTACAGTTGTAGGAACCCGCGTTACCACAGGATCGAGCCGAGTAGTAACTAGGAACGAAGCGAGGGATAGGGAAGGTGATGGCCGAAATGATCCATTAGCACAATCATTTTTTATAACTAACCCAG